GAACCAGCCGGTGGCGCGCGCCGCTGGGTTGGGGCGGCAGGCAATCAGCTGACGCTCGATCCATCCGGCGATCTCATTGCGCTGGGTTACATGAACGCGACGCAGTTCTGGAGCAATGCCGGCGGCGCTGCTGTTGGTCAGTTCGGCTTTGCGGCGGGTGGCTCGGGCCGCGTCTTTCAGTTCCGTCCAAGCTTCTATCTGGATTTCTCGATGATCGCCGGGAGCACCGACGCGACTCTGCAATGGGTGGTTAGCAACGGCCCGCTGTGGGTGATGCGTGCGAGCGACGATTTCTGCTTCAATCCGCAGGCGGCGGTTGGCGGCAACGGTGCCTATATCAACAGCTCCGATCGGCGCATGAAATCCAACATCGTGCCGACCGCGAAGGGCTTGGCCGAGATACTGCAACTGCAGCCGGTGTCGTTCACCCGCGCTGATCCAACGACTGGCGCGCAGGAGGAAATCGGCTTTGTCGCGCAGGACGTGCAGCCGATCGTGCCAGAGGCGGTGTGGCAGGCGGGCATTCCGCTGCGGGATGGCAGCGGCGGCCTCGACAGCGCCGATCCAACGCTGGGGTTGACCAGCGAGACCATCACCGCGCTCAACGTCAACGCCATCAAGGAGCTGAACGCGCTGATTGCGTCGCTGACCGATCGCATCGCAGCGCTTGAGGCTGCCCCCTGATGTCGGACACGCTTGCCACGTTGCAGACGGCGCTGGCGCCTAAAACCGGCATGAAGCGGATACCGTTTCCGCTGGAGAGCTATGAGCATCCGTCACTGCCATTGGTCGCCAAGCGGCTCGTGAATCTTTTCGCTGAGAAGGCGCCGGACGACGCACGCACAGCGGCGTTTTTGGCATCGACGCCGGGGCTCGTGGCATGGACCACGGCGCTAGGCGGCTCTGGCCCGATCGGCACCGGGCCGATCCTGGCGATGAATGACGACATGCCAGGCCGCGTCTATCTGGTGAGCGGCAACCAGGCGTTCCGACTGTATTTTCCGCTCGCCGGCGGTGTGACCGTGGACTACCTCGGGATCGTCGGCACGGCCGATAGCGGCACCGGATCGCAGAACAGCTTTGTGACGATTGCCGCAGGACCGACTGCGGTGGTTTTCTGCGTAGCTCCGAACGCATATACATGCGGGCACAATCCAGGCACCATCCTCAACCAGATCGGCGGGCCTGTGTTCACGGGCGCCACCTCGGTCTGCTACGTCGACGGTTATTTCGCATTCTCAGCGACCGGCAATTCGTCGCAGTGGTTCATCTCCCGGCTGCTCGATCCGACCGCGTTCGACGCGCTGGATTTTGTGTTTTCCGACGCGATGCCGAACGTCATCCGCCGCGTGATTGCACACCGTGAGCAGGTGTGGACGATTGGCGAAGCCGGGATGGAGGTCTGGTACAATGCCGGCTCGTCCGGCCTGGAGACAACACCGGGCTTCAGCTTCTTCCCGTTCCGCCGTGCCTCGGGTGGCGTGGTGCCAGTCGGAACTGGCTCGCCTATGTCGGTCTGCCGTGCCGATCAGTCGGTCTGGTGGCTTGGCGTCGACGGCATCGTATATCGCTCCAACGGCTACAAGCCGCTGCGGGTCAGCACGCACGCTATCGAGATCATCCTCGGCAATGGCCTCAACGGCCTGTATGCGCTGACGCATCCCTACCGCGGGCACTGGTTCTATGCCCTGACAACTGTCGACCACCGCACGCTGGTTTATGATGTGGCCACCGGGAACTGGCACGAGCGGGCGACCAGCACCGATGGCACCGGGCCGTGGCAGGCGTCGGTGTGTGCGGTCGACGACAACTCGATCAAGCTGTTCGGCGATCGGACGAGCAACGTGCTCTATACCCTCGGTGTGCAGGCGACTGACGCTGGCGTGACGGTGCTACGTCAGGCCACGCTGCCGCCGTTGTGGGCCAACACCAACCGCGCGTTCTGCGCCCGCGTCGAGATCGAGATGGAACTCGGCGCACCGAACTCGCCCCCCAGTATCTTGCTGGAATGGTCGGACGACGGCTCACGCACCTGGAGTGCGTCGCGCACCATGACGCCAAGCGTGGCTGGCGGGCCGCACGAGCTGCGTCAGCGGGTCTACACCACGCGGCTGGGTTCGTTCAGGCAGCGAACTTTCAGGATTAGTACCCACGCACTCACGCGGCTCTATGCGCTCGATGCCGACATCACTGCGGGCGCCTCCTGATGTCGTCCACCACGGCACCGATCAAACTTGTCGACCCGCCGTTCTACGATGCGCCGATCGTGGACAATCCGACCGCCGGCCAGCAGCATTCGCAGGCATGGACCGAGTATCACCAGGCCGTCGCCGATCAGGTCAACGCCCTCGCTGCCAAGGTGGGGGCGGGAGCGGGCGTCACCGATGGCAGCGATGCGGCCGCGGGCCAGCTCGGGGAATACATGACCGCGACGGCCAGCGGGATCGGTTTGACCAACAACGTGGCGGCCAATATCGTGTCGCTGGATCTGACGGCTGGCGACTGGGACGTGTCCGGCAATGTGGCGTTCAGCGCCGGCGCCGGCACGCATGTCGTGTTTGCCGCGGGCATCGACAGCCTCGATACCCAGACCATGGCGTCGTTTCCGACCGGCGCCGTGACGCAGGGCATAAGCACCTCGGTGAAGCGCTATAACGGGACGGCGACCGTAACGGTATGGCTGGTGGCACTGGCGGCATTCAGCGGCACCACCACGGCGAGCGGAACTATCAGAGCACGCAGGGTGCGGTGACCGTGTGCTAGATATGGAAATGGCGGCAGGATGATCTGCCGCCATAACCGAGGAGGTAACGATGGGTCACATCCATCGCCAACTCCTACCCAAGATCGTGCGGGTGCTGATCCGAGTCAAGATCAGCATCATCATACGGCTTAGGTAGGGTCGAGGCCAGTCCGTCGTGGGCTGGCCTCTTCCCCGGAGGGACGATGCGGAACTTCGTTAAAATCGCGGCTGGTGTCGAGACGCTGCCTCTGATGCTCGATCTCTACCGCCAACCCGAATTGTGGAACCAGCACACGGCGCGCACGGGCGGCGCTGGCTCGTTCGTGGGGACGGACGACATCTGGCTTCGCTTCAGGGCGCCCGAGCAACTGACAGACCGCGAAGCCTTCGCTGAGATGTTCCGGTGCCAGTGGTATCCGGCGTGGCATGCGCTGCCGCATCTGAGGCCAATCGTGTTCGGGCTAATGTCGCGGGTCGAGGCAGTGGAACTTGGTGGCTGCCTGATCACCAGAGTCCCCGCAGGAGGCCAGGTAGCGCCGCACGACGATCGCGGCCGATGGCACAGCGAATGGTTCCAAACGAAAGCATATCTTCCGCTTGCCAGTAATCCTGGGTGTTTCAACACATGCGGGGATGAGCGCGTGGTAATGAACGTCGGGGAAGCCTGGCTGTTCGACAATCTCAAATCACATAGTACCGTGAACGAGGGGCAGACGGATCGTGTGACCCTCATAGTTTCGATGCGGGTGGAATGATGAAACGCGCGCCGAACCAACCAACAAGCAGCCTCTGCCTGTATGCTGGGGTGTTCGCCAAGACGTGGATGGTGCAGGACAGCAACACACTGCTCCCACAGCACAGCCACTCATTCCCCCACATATCATACATCGTCTCCGGCACAGTCCGCGTCTGGTGCGGCGACGAGCGGCTTGGCGATTTTACAGGGCCTTGTGCAATCAAGATCAGAGCACGGCAGATGCATGAGTTCCTGACGCTCACTGACAACGTGATAATCTTATGCCTACACAACGTGGACCACCTCGAGGCGGACGAGCCCGCGGTGGCGGCTGAGCATCATCTGAGCTTCGAGGAGGACTGAACAGTGCCCTTCACAGTCGCTGCGATCGGGGCCGGTGTGAGTGCTGCTGCAGGCATTGCCGGCGGCATCATGCAGAAGAACGCGGTCGACAAGGGGGCGTCGCAGGCCAGGGATGCGCTCAATCAGGGCATCACGACTGCGACCAACCAGTTGAGCCCATGGGCCACAAGCGGCCTGCCGGCGAACGCGGACCAGGCCGACCTGCTCGGGCTGAACGGCCAACCGGCTGCCGATGCGGCAATGGCTAAGTTCCAGAGTAGCCCCGGCTATGCGTTCCAAATGCAGCAGGGTCTACGCGCAGTGGATGCGGGTGCATCGGCGCAGGGCTTCGATCGCTCGGGCGCGGCGCTGAAGGCAGAGCAGACGTTCGGGCAGGGGTTGGCGTCCAGCGACTTCGGCAACTACTGGAACCGGCTGCAGCAACTCAGCGGAAGCGGGTTGGATGCGGCGAAGGGCATTGCCAACGCGGCGACCGGTGGCGCGCAGCAGATCGCGCAGACCGACACCGGCCAGGCGAGTATGGACGCTAGTATCTACGGCAATATGGCAAAGAGCATCGGCACCAGTGCCAACCAACTCCTGCAAACCAACGCGGTGCAGAACTACCTCGGTGGCACAGGCAGCAGCGGAGTGCCGCAAATGACAGGCTTCGCTCCCGCCTATCAGCCAGGCCAAGTTGGCGTTGGTGGCTTTGTCGCGCCTATGGCCCCAACACAGGGCTACTGATCCAATGTCCGGGTTTTTCAATGCCAACGTCACCTCCCCGTTCCCTGATGCGAACATGCTGTTCGATCCTGCCAAGGCGCAGCAGACGGCACAGGGCATCCAGGCCAACCAACTGCTGAACCAGGGGCGACAGATGGATCTGACCGCGGCTGACCACGAGCAGGTGG